ACTTCCTGTTCGTATATCAGGTCTGTTTCTAGTAGCTAAATAAGAACCTCTTCTATCAATACCAGCACTCTCTTCACGTCTTCTTCTAGCCGAAGCCGCACTTCTTCTTCTCTTGGATTGATTTACTCTTTTAGGTGCTCGTCTTCTAGCCATATTATCCTCTGTTTACTAATGCTTCAGTTATATCAATATCTCCGCTTTTGGCAAGTTGAGATCTATCTCCGGGTGAAATTGTGCCTCCTAATGGAGCAACATTCGGTGCAATAGGTGTTGTAACAGTAGGTGCAGAACTTATAAGAGGTGCTGCATCACTTGTTTTTGGCCTAGTTGTTAGTGGTTCTGATGGTACAATGTTAATTATATTTTCAAATAAAGTATCTGGGTTTTCAAATATAGGTGTTCTACTCAATCCTCTGTATATGTTATTAGTTATTCTTCTTACCACTCTACTGACATCACTTCCATCTCTTGTTCTAGAATTATCTCTCATTGTTTTAAAAGCAAAGTCAGATACTTTTATTGGGGTAAATTGATTTTTTATAAGCTTCCTTGCTTCACTTGAAGAGTATCTTTCTCCTACAATTTTTCTTATTTGTTTTTCATTTACACCTAATTTTCTTGCTGCTTCTATTGATTTAAATAGCACTTGATCGTTTCTTAGTTTTGCCTCATTAGCTTTATTATAAGCGTCTACTATTTCTGCTGATGTAGAATCAGCTCTGTAAGCAACACTTGTAAATAATTTTTTGGAGTTAGCTAAAGCTCTTTTATTATCGGAAATTTTAAAATTAATACCATCCTCAACAAAAGGATTTTGTATTCTAAAACCAAGTAAACCAGTTGCTTCATTTAAAAACTTGTATCCTCTATTATATTGATCTTTTTTTCCAATTCCTGAAAGATATAAACGATGAAATGCAGGTAAAGATCCAGGTGATGCTGTTTTTAAAGCTTCTGTTGCAGTAGCAGCTAACTTATTTCCAAAACTATCTTCAGGATTCCATAGTCTTCTACCATCTCTTGTCTCTCCTCCTCGAAGAAATACATCTCCTAAAAATCCAAAGGCGATGGATTCTTCTATAAAAGGTGAAAGAAATTTGGATGTTGCTCGTATAGCAGCATCATCAAAACTTTGAAGAGCGTTTTGACCTTGATCTCTTGCAGCATCATAACCATTCATTGCTGAACGAAGTGGCTGTGTAAGAATATCGTATGCATTGGTATGAGAGAAATCAATATAGTATAACTGATTACCTTGTTTAATTGGAATAAGAGTAGAGTCTTTAGACCAATCAGGAAGGTACTCTCGTAATGCATTAAGTTGTTCGTTGGATACACCAGCTACAAGTTGAGCTCCTTCTTGCAATCCTTTACCTAAGCCAATACCAAAGGTAGCAACACCTGCAAGTCTTGTTGTTCCTATACCCACTGTGTTAGGATCTAAAACTTCTTTAAGTCCTTGTCTTGTTGTATTAAAACCTGTTCGTATAATCTCTAAAGGAAAAGATACAAAGTTACCTACAGGCATTCTTCGTAGTGCTTGTCCAAAAGCACCTATGTAATCATAGTTAGGTATATTGTTTTTAACTGTGTCAGCAGCTTTTAATTTTATAAATTTATCAAAACCTTCTTTAGTTCTCATTGTAGCTAAAGCTTCTTCTCTTGTAAGAGTAGGATTTACTCTGGCAATTTCATCCGCATAATCATCCACAAACTTTGTTGGATTTGAATTATACATTTTTTGATAAACATTATTAAATTTACGTTGTTCAGAATAAAAATTTTGTATTTTATATAAATCATCTTCTGCTTGATAGGCTGTTCTTGCAACACCTCTAGCTTTATTAAATCCAGTTTTATCGCCCCATCCACGTAGCATTGTATATATTTTACCTTCTTCTGAAAGATTCTGTAGACCAGCGCTTACTTCATCTAAACTTTGTGTAATCTCTCCTAATCTTGCACTTGTATTAATAATACCTAGTCCTTGTAACTCTGTATATTCATCTACATATTTTTTATATTCATCAGCATTCTTAAAATACTTTCTACCCATGTCAGATTCAATTGCACTTTTAGATCTAGCAGTTACTAATTTATATGCTCTTCCAAAATCTTCTGCAAAACGAAGAGGATTTTGAAAAAAGTTACCGTTCATTCCTGTAAAAGATGCTGCACTAATAACGTTACGAGCATGTGTTATAGGTGATAGAGTTGTTTTTGCTTCTTGTGTAAATGCTTTTGGTCCAAGAAAAACTTTGTAGTATAAAGATGCTAAAGTATCTGCGTTCTTTTTAGAACTACTTATATTTTCTAATGCTTTTGCTATTTCTGGTGTTGTTTTATAACCATTTAAAGGACCATCTGATACAATTGTTGAACCAAATTCTAAACCACCCTCACCTATTGGAGTAGTGCTTGATGAAAATTCATCAGGTTTTCTAAGCGCTTCCGTTTCACCAACAATATCACCTTCTGGAACTTTTTTTCTAAGCACTTTAGGTGGTTCAAAAAAGTATTTACCTTTTCCTACTTTAAGTAATGTATTAAAAAAATTTGTATCTGCAATGTATGTATTTATTTTAGCTGCAGTTCTCATGTACTGTTTAATAGGATCTTTTACTTCACCAAGAAGTTCTCTTAATGGTTCTGGTATTTCATTTCTTACTTTTTTTATTTCACTATCAAATTTAGCAACTCTTGCTATTGCACCATCCATAACTTGTTCTTTGTTTTCCGCTAATAAATTTTTTAATTCTAATTCAACCATATCATCGGACATACGTGGATTATTATTTCTTATATATATTCTAGCTTTTTCTTTAATAGCTTGACCCTCTGGTGTATTATTTAAAGTATTAAGCCATTGACCTCTTTCTGTTTTACTTCCATATAATCTATAGCTTCTTGTCATATACTCACCTATGTTAGCAGCTACAACATCTTGAAATTCTCTTCCATTCTTCATAGTAAAACCAGGCATCTCCGCTAATGTATCACTCATGTTATCTATTGAACCTCTTATATTTCGTATGTAAGGCAGTAATTCTGTTGGTATATTAAAATCTTTCATTGCCTCTTCTAATTCTTTAGCAAAGACAGGTATTTCCTCTCCCGTTTTAACATTTACTTTAGGTTTAAATTTTCCACTTGTTAAGAAATCATAAATGCTTTCCATCATTTTTTCTCTTCGTCTCATACCAAGTTTATCTAATTGATTTATAACTCCACCTATTCTAGGATCAATTGCTTGCTGCACTGCTTTTTCTAAATCAAGAGTGTCTACTCTTACTCTTTCAGCAACTTTTCTAAGTGTGTTTATTTTTTCTCTGTTAGCTTCAAATACTTCTTTTGGTAAATTACCTCTTGCACGAAAAGGAGATAAAACATTTTTATCTACCCATCGTAAAATATTATTCTTATTAAATTGAAAACCTTGATCAATAGCTTTTTCTTTTAAAACGTTAGCATTTAATTCTGGATCAAACTCTAAAAATTTAATGTTGTTTTTATTAACACCTATATGTTTTAACATACCTGTAAAAGCAGGAGCTGAACCTTTAAATAACGCTTTTCCCGCAGGAAATACTACATTATCAAATAATGTAAAACCAAGTGCACCTTCTACACCAAACTTAAATTTATTTGCTAATCTTTTAGCCGCAAGTTCACGACCTGTTGCATTAATATCATCCGTGTCATCTGTCTGTGTTGGACCCATACCAATAAGATCACCTAATGTGCCCATGTCACTTGTTGCTGCAGCAGTTTCAGCACCACCTGCAAGTAATGCTTTTGTTACATTTGGTCTTCTAGAAATAAAACTTGTTTTACCACCTATATTTCTAGCTTTAATTAATCCGTTAGCTGCTTTAAGGGCAACACCCCCAGGCACACCAAACTGTGTTAATACAGAAGTAACTGTACCAGTCCATGAGTCGTCAGCCTTGTCTTCTAAAGCTTGTAAAATTTTATTATCATCAAAATACTTTTCTACTTTTCTCGTTAAGTCTGTTCCTACACCAAGATCAACAAGTATAGTTCCAAGACTAAGCGTTCCCTCTGCTAATTTTATAGCACCTTCACCAACACCAGCAACGCCTGCAGTTATCGGATCAGCAATATATTTTTCAAAGAAACCTTCTTTATCGTCTTTAGGTGTACGAGAAGTTGAATTAAATTTATTGTTTGTTCCAATAGGCTTATCCACTTCAATTGGAAATCCAAACCTATCAACTTTTTTATTATTTATTATAGGTGTTTCTTTTGATTCATTTTCCCCTAAAACTGGAAATCCAAATCTATCTGTTTCTGTAACCATAGGTTACTCTCCTTTACGGTATTCTACCAAATTTACCTGTTTCCAAATCATAAAATCTAGTGCCACTTGGTAATGTCTGTATTAATTCTTGTCCCGCTTGACCTTTTGGTATTTCAACAGCGTTATAAGAATTATAAGAATCATTAATGTACCGTTCATAAAGTGTTTCAACTGGTACAGGTTCATCTACTAAAGTTCTTCCATCTTCTTTATAATTTACAGATTCAATTTGAGATCTAAGTTCGTCACTACTCTGAATGTCTGCCATTGTTTTAGCGTAGAATTCACCTGGACTTAATTTTCTTGCATTTGCTTTTATTCTTTCTTTAATTATATCTGCTGCAATTGCTTTCTCATCAATCTCACGATCTTGAGCTTTATCATAAGCAGACACACCAGACTCTATACCAGCTTTCTTAATACTTGCAGCACGGTCCATTAAATCATTTCCTAGTTTAGCAAATTCTTTTAGTGGTTCTTTTGCAGACTCTGCAATACCTTCTATTAAGTTACCTCTTTTTGTAGCGAGATTTAAACCAAACTGTACCATAGCATTATAGCCTGCAGTCTTTGTTCTTTTTCTTGTGTCATCACCAATGTATTTCTCGAACAAGTCTATACGTTCTTTAATAAAATCATCTAGTTCTCCAGATTTAATTTGATCACTTGTTATTTTAGCATCGTTAGGTTTTTCTTTTTTATCTTTTATTATACCTGTTGCTTTGCCTTCTTCTATTGTCGTACCCACAGGACCACCCGGAGTTGCAGGACTAGGTCCTGTTCTTTGTCCATCGGCTACACTTTGTTCAGCGTCGCCAGTTAAATAATCGTAGGCAGCATAACCAAAAGGTGCACTAGTAAGTGCATAGTTACTAAAATATTTACCCGGCCTAGCTATTCCCGGTGCTGTCGTTACCACTTTAGAACCAAGACCTTTTCCAGTACCTATTCTTTTTGAACCAGGTAAAAAATAATCTTTTAAACCTCTTTTTATAGCACCACCTCTAATAGCTGATAGCCCTGCTTTACCTGCTCTAAATAGTGAAGGAACTGCACGTAATGCACCTAGACCACCATAATATAATATCGCTGGTACGGCCATTAGTTACCTCCAAACAAATTACCTAAGCCTTCTGATAAACCACCAAAGCCTTGACCGAATTGACCAAGAGCCCCTAACCCTGCAATACCAAGACCAAGTGCTTGCGCATATGGATTGGTAGCGGGCTGTTGAGTATATTGAATACTGCTACTTGGAGTGCCTCGTAATATATCACTAGCAAAACCAAGTCTTCTAAACGGTTCTTGCTGTGCTTGAATTTGTTGTTGTCTGTTAGCTTCCATTTGTGCTTGTCCTAATTGTTGTTGCATACCACCTATACCTAGTAATGATTGAACATCTGCTTGACCAAGTTGCTGTCCTAATGCACCAAGACCCGCTTGAGTTTTAGCCATTGCACCTAACTGTTGACCAGCACCTAACTGTCTTCTTTGTTGTGCCTCTTGAGCACCCATCGCAGCACCTTGTGCTTGTTGATAGTTACGTGATAAGTCTTCAAAAATACGTCTTGATTTTATATCTTGTAAATTTTTTCCTAGCTCTGCTTGCGCCACACCAAAACGAGAACCACCAAAAGCTCCTGCTCTTGTTGCTTGTCCTGCAAGATTTGCCTGTGCCATTTGACCTTGTTTATCTAATTCTGCTAAAGCTTGTTGAGTAACTTGTTGTTGATACGGATCCATAAAAGCTTGTGCTGAACTTGGATCATATGCTTGTGTTGCACCAAGTAAACCTGCTACACCAAGACCCGATGTTCCCATTGCTTGCTGTAAAGCTGGTTGGTAAGAACCTACTTGTTGTGATGCTAATCCAAAAGCTTGTTGTTGTTCTGGAGTAAATCCTGCAAACTCATATCCAGGTACAGTTTGAGCAATACCTGCTCTACCAAATTTACGTAAATTAAAATCAGCATCACTTTCACCAGGATTTCTTGTGGCATTTGGATCACCAAATACAGAAGCAAGTAATTGCTCAGCTCTTCTTTCAATATAAGGAGCCTGTTGCTGCCTTTGTATTATTTCTTCTGCCATTATTTTTTGCCTCCGTATTTATCTTGTAAACTATAAAGGAATTTTGATCCTCTGTCTCTAGTATCTTGCTTACCTTTACCACCCATTGCTGCTCCAAGTCCTCTTACAGTTCTTGAATTAATAACAAATTCACCATCACTTAACATTGCTGGTATATCATCACTAGTCTCGGTTCCCGGTCCAGCTATTTTACCATTCTTACGAGGAAAACCACCTTGTCTTAAATTATTTATTTCTCCTCCTCCAGCTCTTTGAAGTAAGTTAGGTCCATACTGAGAGAAAGGAATCATACTAACTCCACCCATAGGTGCATTACCTATATTAGTAAAGCCTGGTACCTTACCATATATATCTTCAATAATTGCTGGTTTCTTTTCTTCTTCTTGACCAGAAAGAAGTCCTGTTATTCCTGCAATACCACTTGCAGTTAATAAAGGTTTAGTTTTTGCAAAGTTAGCTATTGATCCAAGAACACTTGTAGCACCTGGTTTTTGTACAGCGCCTTTCATTATTGCATCTTTAAGTAAAATTTTATTAGCCATTGGATTACTACCTGACGTAGCATTAAGAATACTTGATGGCACTGCTGTTCCTGTAGAAGCCGTTCTACCAAATAAACCACCTAATCCTTGACCAGCTTGAAGACCACCAAATTTACTAAGAGCCCCACCTGTTAATCCAGATAATGCGGCAAATCTAAGAGCCTCTTGTGGACTTCTACCTGCAACTAAACTACCAAGACCACCACCAATAGCTGAACCCAATATAGGTCCTCCAGCTAAAAATCCTAATCCTGCGCCAATAATAGGGGCTGCTTTTTTGGCAGCTTTAAAAATCTTCTTTAGCATGTTCTCCTTTTGCAAATCATGATTGTTGTATAAAGCAAGGAGGCTAACCTTGTAAGTTAAGAGGCCTATTTAATCATATAATTATAGGCAAATTTCGTGTAATGTGCAATGACAAATATGTCATTTGATATAAAGAAAGTCCCAATGGTCCGTGTGACGTGGTTAGATGCTCGTGATACAGAAACGGGTTGGCTTCCTATTAAAGATATTTTAGAAGCACCGTTGGCCGTGTGCCAAGAAGTAGGGTGGATGGTTACTAATACAAAAGAAAAAGTCGTTATTATGCGTTCATGGTGCACGGATAAAGATGATAATCATGGTGGTGGCGCTATTGCTATACCGAAAGGGTGGATAACTAAAATAGAATATTTAAAGGTGAGTTATGGAGAAAGAAGCAACAATCAATAGTTTATTTGGCGAGACTATTTATTATACACACATAGAAAATAATAATGAAGAAACAGCAAAGCATGTTGAATCTTTTGTAAAAGAAAAGCCAGGTAGAACCGCAGCTACAACTGATGTCAAAGGCAATACCATGTTTACTGATTTAGAAGAAGCTAGAGATAATTTACACAAAGACAGTAAATATAAAGAGTTGTATAAAAATATAGGAACAAACATTAATGCTTTTTTAACAGCAAAAGGATACAGTAAAGAAAAATTTGATGCTCATATTACAAAATCATGGGCTACCTACACAGTAAAAGATCAACATATTGCTAGTCATAAGCACACAGCAAGTCATTTTAGTTTTGTTTATTATGTGCGCAATGATGACATGGGTAACATACGATTTGAAAAAGAATTGGCTGCACAGACAGGTTTATTTATACCACCTACTGATCAGTATATTGTTGATTGGAATCAGTTTAATTTTTCTAGTTATATTTTTCCTGTTAAGACAGGTAACTTTATTATTTTTCCAAGTGGTTTATTACACTACACGGAAGTAAATACAAAAGAAGAAGCTAGAATAAGTATAAGTGGTGATGTGTTACTTACCATGAAACCAGGGGTAAAGACAGAACACTGTATACCGCATCCAAGTGGCTGGGACACTATTTCAAATTAGTTGTCAAGAAAACAATTATAAAAAGATTACTTGATAATAATGACAGACGTGTTTAAATTAGATCTCACCCAAAAATTAAATCAACAGGAGAAAATATGGAAAACCAAGAAATATTGAAGGCCATAGCTGTCCTCGCTGACAAGGTGAGTCGCTATCATGAACGTTTATTAGCAGTAGAAAGAGATCACAAGAAACACGTTGACGGATGTTCGTGTCAATCTCAACCTCCTAGTATGGGTAGACCTTTAACAGAAGACGAAAGGGTGGTAGCAAGTGGACAATAATTGCCCTGCTTGTGGTTGCGATCTAGATAAATGTATCTGTGATGATTTCTGTGAAAACTGTGGCGCTTAGTCGTCTTTAGTTTTACCAAACACGTCAGGTAATTTAGTTACTTTAATTTGAACATTAGTTTCTACATCATCAGATGTAGTAGCTGTGTTTGGATTAGCTATATCTAATTTAGCTTCTTCTTCAGAATTATAATCAGTGCCTGTTTTTTTATTTTTAACTTCAACATGAACTTCAGGTTGTATGATAGGAATCTCTTGTCCCTCAATAACTTGTTTACCAATTTCTTTTGATTCTTGAACTTTTTTAAATGTCATTATGATATCTCCATTAAGCTTACTAATATTTTTATACCGCCTGTCAATTTAATTTGATCAGCCTGCTCTAACACAATCGGTTGACTTAAAACTTCTTGTTCTGTTCCATCCGCTAAACTATCTTTAAAAAGATCTATTTCTAAATTACCATTACTACTATCTAACATTGTAACTGTTGTCGCAACTGCGCCACCTGATTGATTGGATATGCGAATACTTTTAACTAATGCTGTTGTTGGAGGAATAGGAGGTTGTGAATTTTGATTAGCTGTAGGAACTGTATACACAGTACCTGTAGCACTAGCAGAAAAACTTAAAAATGAATCAGCCAAGAAACCACGTCCTTGCTGTAGATTCGTCTTTTAAATCTTGTTGATAACCAAAATTTAATTGCTGTACTATTTGCTCTAACAACCTTGTTAATATATCAATTATAGTAGGTTGATATTCAGGGGTTGCTTGAGGAAATCTTGTCGTTGTAATCTTAGCCATTATCTGCCTCCATCTGGTTGTACATCTAATCGTAATGTACCATATCGCCATTTATCACCAACAGCGTCACTGTCAATACGAATATTAGCTTGTCGTCCTCGTCCTCGTAAATCAAACTTTTCTGTTGTTGGAACAATAGTTCTTACCACAGTTGTGCTTGTCGTTGCACTTGGATATGTTTTAAATTTTAAGGTTAAATCTACGGAGCCTGTTAAACCTTTAAAGTCTGGTATACCTCTTCCAATATGTAAGAAAGGTTGACCATCCGCAATATCAAAATCACCTGACTCTATAAAAGCATCTATTGGTGTCGTATCATTATCATCACCTGTTTCATGTTGAAATATAGTTGTAGCTCCTGCTGTTAAGCCATTAATAACATTATTATTTGCAATTGTTGTTGTAGAATATTCGGTAGCATAAGGTTTTTGATACACGCCATAATCTTGCCATGTTGTTCTAGCTAAAGATCCTGTTGACCAACAATTTTCTAAATAATTATACGTTACATATCTATCTATCTGTACTGCATTATTAGATGTATAGAACCATGTTACTTCATTAAACTCTGAATTAACTGCTGCATATGTTTCTGGTTGATTTGTAATACTAAAATCTTCAAAGACATAATCTTGTACACTACAAGGCATTTTAGAAATAGCACCATCAAACTTATAGAAAGAATTTTGTGACATCCAAAAGGCTGTGCCATTTACATCTACTGCTGAGTGAAGTGATACAGCTCCACAGTTTGCTCCTATTTGTGTTAAGTTAAATGTAAAAGGTGCACCAACAAATTGTAAGGCATTTAAACTTGTGTCCGTCCAAACTAATACCGCGTTACGTGAACGTACAGCCGTTATAATTTTTGATCCGTCTTGTATTCTAAATGAACCTGCTGTGTTTGTTGCTGTTGGTATCCATGTTGTATAATCTTCTTGTGAAGAAAAACGTAAAAATAAATCATCTCTTGTAGTTTCATCACCTATTATTGTTTCTGTACCAAATAAAAACACATGTCTATCTGGCATTGATACTAAATTAAATCGAGAAAGAGTAGGTGCACTAGATACTACTGCGGCAGGTGTACCAACACCTACAGATGTGTCCCATCTAAATGTTCCACCATTACTTACAGTAGCTAATAAATCTTCACCGAAAGTATCAAAGGACCAGTTACGTCCTTCTATTGTAACGTTAGACGTAGAACGAGGCGTGCCCCATGCTTCTTTACCCCACTCATACGTACCCCAACCATAACCATATTGAGATACGGCTGTACCAACAGATATTTGATATGTCGCTGTCGCTGTCTCCGCTGATGCTCCTGTGCTTGTTGCATTCGCTGCCGCTGTAATTGTATATGTATTGGCTGAAGGCACAGTTAGTATTTCATACTCTGCATCCATCGTTGCTGCAGGAATACCATTCACCGCACCTGACGTAGAAGATATAGTAACAAAATCTCCGACCTCTGCTCCATGACTTGCATCAGTAACTGTAACTGTTGCTGATCCATTTGTTGTTGTAAAACCTGTAATTGAACCTGTGGCTCTTGTTGGTGTAATATCATACGCTACACCCTCTGTATAAATATATAATTTTCTATCGGTGCCGATGGCCGTGTACCGTACACCATCTAAAGAAGTCCATGCGTGCATGTCTCGTGCAACACCAACTAATGTATTTGGAATAAGTCTTATCCATCCACCAATTTTTTCTGGTAAGCCATAACGAAAACGTACAAAATCAGAATCAGTCCAACGACCTTCTGCACCATACTCCGTGTCTTGTTTGTCTATCCCTGGGGCAAAAGCTATTTTAGTAAAAGGCATTATGCAATCCTTATAAATCTAAATATTAATTCACCAGCGCCACCGTCTGATCCACTTGTACCTGAATTGTAGTTTTCAGCGCCACCACCAGCACCACCTCCACCTTGTGTACCTGCTGTAGCAGGAACATTGACTCTACCGCCGTCACCACCTGTGCCTGCTAAACCACTGTAAGAGTCAGCACCATCACTACCATTTATTTGACAGTTGTCTCCACCACAGTTACCATTATTGCCACCTGTAACTCCGTTACCTGAGTCATTAAAAGTGCTTGTAGGGCCACTTGAAAAACTTGTTATATTAATTCCGTCCACGGTAGTTCCAGAAGATAAAGAAGTTCCCGCTGTCGCTGTTCCTCCTGTACCTGCTGTATTAGATCGAAGAGGTCCTTGCACTCCACCACCTGATACAGAAGAAGCTCCACCACCAGCTAAAGAAAATATTGCATTAGTACTTGATCCAGTTAAACTTGTTAATGATCCTGCGCCTGCTGAACCACTATAAGCACCTGTACCTTTACTACCACCTGTTCCTACTACTGATGTTAAAGTTTCTCCTCCAACAACTGTATATACACGATCAGAAATATAAGCTCCTGATCCACCGCCTGGTCCAGATGATTCACCACCAGCTTTGTCATAAGATGCACCCGTGTAACCACCTCCACCTCCACCAACTGCTTGTTTAATATGAATAGCATTAGCATTGGCTGGAACAGCGATTTGTGTTGTCCCTGATCCTGCTGTTGTAAAACTTCCTGGTGTATCAAATAAAGTAAAGACCGTGCGCCATGAGCCACCATCTTTGACGTAAGCATTTGTAATTGTTTTGTTAGTAAACGAGGTACCGTCTCTCACGTAGACTTGTGAGCCAGCATCAGAGCTTATCTCACGAAAAGTACCACCGTCTTTAACATAAATTGGCATAAGGCATTATGTATATTTGTACCAAATATCTCCATCGGATCCACCACTTGGTGCACTTGTACTCACTGTTCTTGTACCATTGGCATTTGTTCCTGCATCAGCAGAGAAAAACCCTTGTACGTCACTACCTATTGCAACACCTAGATTTGTTCTAGAAGTGCTTGCATCAGCAACATCATTAAGGTTATCTGCTTCTTGTAATACGCCAGTAACTGCGGTTCCTGAGAATTTATATTTAATAGATTCATAAGTTGGCATTCTATTTCTCCATTATCTTCCAACCATAAGACACACCTGAATATACCAATCCAAATGCTGCATCTTCGGTTGCTACTGTTAAATCTGATGTCTGGTTATTTATTTTTAAACCATTTCTTGCTACTGTTAAATTGTTTGTATCAAACGTACTAGCTACATCAACAAACCGTATCTCATCTCCTGTTGCAGGAGCTGCGGGTAATGTAATAGTAACGGCTTGTGATGACGTATCAACAAATATTCTATCGCCACTAAAAGCGGTGTAAGCGGCGTTCTTTGTAATCCATGTGCCACCTGATGTCTGGAGTTCATACCAATTAGTACCATCAGTGGCTAGAAAGACACTGGTCTGCGGATTAATAACATATGTATTTCCTGCAGCCCCTAGTCTTGCTGTAACTGTGTATGTTGTCGATGCATTTCGTAAGAAATATAATTTTTCTTTTACTGTAAATTGTACAGTGTGATTAGCTGAAGCATTTGTAAATATAATAGCTGCTTGTCTATTTTCGTTATCTGCTTGTGTAGCAGGTCCATTTGTTGATGTTAAAGTCGTTGTCGTTCCAGATGATATATTCTTTGTGTATACCCCTGCAATAGACTGTTCTAAAGATTGTGAAAAATTGTTGTTTGTTGTAGTACCCCAAGCATTTGCTTGATCTCCTACACCAATAAGCTCAATTTGTAGTCTGTTTGAATATGTTGACATAATTTACCTAAGCTGCATCCTGCCATGTATTTGTAACAGAATCATCAACATTTGTCCAAGTATTTGTGGTTGAGTCATCTACGTTAGTCCAAGGTGTATTTGCATCATCATCCACTGTTACCCATGCATAAACAGCTTCATCTCCTAACTCTAGGGTCATTGGAATACCATTTTGAATAATAGTTACATTTGACGCTAGGGTTACATTTCCTAGAGCAGATGAAATAATATTACCACTTGGTAGTGCTGTTGCTGACGCATTGACAGTTGCAGTGCCAACAGCCGAACTAACAGCTTGACCTGTTACATCTATTTCACCTGTTGCTACAACTGTTGACGTGCCTTCTACGATATTCATCGCTTGGCCCGTTACAGCTACTGGAGTTACAGCATCTACACTAACTGTTCCGAGAGCCGTGGATAGTGCTTCGCCAGTAACGGATAAGCTAGCAGTTGCTGATACCGTTGGCGTACCAAGGAACATGTCCATATCTGGCTCAGCCGACGCATCAATAGCAACTTGACCACCTGCTGTTACCGCATAAGTTCCTAATACTTGATTTAATCCAAACCCTGTGACCGATACGGTTGGGTTGGCAATTACATTAATGACTGGTGTGCCGAGAGCCGTGGACAGTGTTTCACCAGAAGGTGTCGCTACGGATGCTGTATTAAGAACAACTGTACCAACAGCCGATGTTAAGGATTGTCCTGTTACATTTATTTGTGCTCCAGCTTGAGCTACGGCTGTCCCTAAAGTAGAAGTTAAGGCAAGACCCGTAACAACCGCTACCGCATCCTGTTTTCCTAGGGACGATATCGGACTCTCGGAAAAAGATATAATCCCGAGTGCCATGGTCTATCTCGCTGTTGTGGGAACGCCGTCTGAGGTTACAAAAGGATTTTCTGCGAAGGCCATGTAGACATATGTAACTCCAGATTTATTCATACCATCATCTAGTGTTTTAATTTTAAAACCATTACTCAGAAAATCCCAGTTATTATCACCAACTGCGTCTGATTCAGCACTATTAGTATTTGCGGTTAATTTTGCTACAGCAACATTGTATGGGTCTCTTTTACTATCTCCTATAAACCATGCTTGACCAGATTCTGAACTTGCGTGAACCATAAACCATGCTGGTTTAAAACCTGTATAGATAAATGGCCCGTCTGGTTCTGACCCATTACCTGTATATGTTCCTATCTTAGAGTATCCTTGCACCGAATGAAACGCATATCCAATCATTGATCTGCCATTACCATTTGAATCTCCAGAACCAGATAAACTTATAATAGTTGAACTAGGTGCATTATGTGGCCATGTACCAAAAGCATTTGTTAAATTTAAATATCCAAATTGCCTTGTTCCTCCTGTTGGAAAATAATACATTTCCCAGTTTGTAGTTGTAGATAAACATTTAGGAAAAAATATTTCTGGAGTTGCGTTTAATCCATGTCCTATTGTCGCCCCATCTGTTCCGTTACCTGTATAACTAATTATAGAAAAACCAGCAGTGGTGTTAGCCTGCACCGTAGAGGTAATAGTTCCGTCTGTATTACTTGCTGTAGTGCCACCATTAGCTTTCCATTGCCATGCTGCATAGGTATCGCCATTATTACCTGTGCTTCCATTATTTCCTACTGTAAAACCATTTGATTGTGCTGATATAACATCAGTTGTTGTAGTTGATTCAGCACTAGTAGTTTGTGTTTCTACTCTTTTATTGAAACCTCTAGATGAATCAGTATTAGATGTATTTCTAACATCATTTCTTTTTTTTACCCAAATCCAATCTGGTTGCAAATCTGAATTACCTGTATTAGTTTGAGCTTGGCTTGCACTTCCGTCACCTGTATAAAGTAATGTCTGAAAATATGCTGATGGGTCGTTTATTGTTGTGTATACTGCCATATTATCCTCCGTACGCTGCTAGGTTCTTAGTACATAACGCATAATACCCTGACGGTACAGCGTATTCGAAGTTACCATATCCATTTGCGTCTGCATTTCCTGATGCTATGGTGTAAGAAGGATTACCAAAGTTTGCTTGCATTGCGGACGAACCGTTCAGTGATAATACCATATAATATGTACCACTTAGTCCTGTTGCCGCTGCAGTTCCACTATTTTGTATTGTTCCATTTTTATAAAAATAAATAGCTCCTCCTTTTACAGCTATACTCATTATGTCCCCAGTAGTATAAGAACTACCATAAGAAGAATTAGAACCATTTATTTTTTTTTGTCCATCTCCTCTCATCCCTACTGCTGTTGAAGCAGTTCCTGCTGCAGGAGAACTTGCGTTTGCTATATTTAAATTACTATCATCAGTTTTACAGATACCTAAAAGAGTATCGCTGTTTACATTACTACCCATTTTAAATTCAGCATACCAACCATTTGTGGTTGTAATATCAAAAGCAATGGTAGATGCAACATTATCATAGTTGCCTCCATCCCCAACTGCTTTACAATTTCCTTCAGAAAAAGTAACAGCCGTTACTACTAAAGGATTAAGTGTAGAAAAATTATTTTGACAAGTATCTGATGTACTAGGATTTGTGCCTAATGAGTTAGAAGCAAAATGATTACCATTACCCGAACTATCTGCACCAAAACCACTTGCATCTGCGGTAGTTCCTGTCCCTGCAAAGTCTAATTTAAAACCATTAGTTCCATATGTAACCGAAGGACTTGTGTTAGGTACCCAAATACCATTGGCATTTGTTGAACCAAAAGTAGATGGTGTTAAAGCAGTCCCATCTACTAAAATAGTTTGTGCCATATACCCTAAATAAAAACCACTACCGTATTGAGCTACTCCTATTTTATGTGGAGTATTTAAATTTACTTGTGTATCAAAATCTTGACTTGGATTAGTGCTAG